CCTGTACAGAACGGCATCGGCACCGCCCTTGACACCTGCCATGGTAAACGTGAGCTGCCCGGTGTAGGCTTTTCCGTTATAGGTGGCTGTCAACGCGACGGGGATCGGGTTCCTGCCGTCCAGAGCCACGCCCTGCTTGACACTGAAAGTTATCTCTCCGGTGGAAACGTCGTGCGTCTCGGTGACGTTGGCAGGGAGCGTGCATGTTATGCCGGTAAGGGTCATTTTCTTGCTGCCGTAGCTCATCCAGGCAACCGTGCTTATCGACGTGTCCTGGTACACCTTGCCGTCATTGGTAAGGGTGACGTTGTCCATCTGGTTGGTGAGGTCTGCGAACACTGCCGATTCTCCCGGGTCGCCCTTGTCGCCTTTGTCACCCTTGGAGGCAATCTTCTGCCAGTCATTGTTCGTGCCCGGCTCGGCTGACGAACCGTCCTTGTTCATGCAGGCCCATGTGCTTCCGTCATGGGTCACGCTGTCGTAGTAGTCATACTTTCTGCCGGATTCCCAAACGCCCTCATAGCTCAAGTCCTTGGCTGGGGTGCCGTTGGGTTTCAAGCGCTCTATCGTGCCGGAGATGTACACATTCTTGCCGTAGAACGAATAACCGGAGAAGTCCATGCCGCCGATGGAAAGGCCGTTGAGCTTTCCTACCTGCATCTCTATGTTCGTCTCCGGGTCTATCACCCAATTGTTGACGTGGGTAATACGACGGGTGTAGTATCTGTTCTCGTATGTAATGTCCTGGCGGTCCTCATCGGTGAAGTTACCGTATGCGAAGAAGTTCATGCCCGGCATCGGATGAACGGACGTACCCACCTGAAGCTCATACTCGAACTTCATGATTCCTGCCTCGTTCTCCAGTATATTGGTCGGAGTAAAGTAGGATGTGGCGAAACCGGAATACTCTATGAAACCGTTCGCGCCAAGCGTATCCTTGTCGGTGTTTCCCCCACCTATGTTGTGGAATACGCCACGGCATATGTCGCTTACATGAAGCGTACCGTATTGGCCTTCCAGAAGGTCAAGGGTGGCTATGCGGTTCTCGGTATCCACAGTCTTTATCGTTCCGTAGGCGAACGTATTGGCTTTGTCTCCCGATATAACGTCTATGCAGTTGAAGGTAATCTGAGGCACAATAAGCTCCTCACGGAATACAGCCTTGTCCGTCTCGATGACAACCTTCCCGTTCTCGTCCAGATAGATGTAGCCGCCGCTTCCTCCGATAATGCCGGAAACGAAGTTCTTGCTTATCTGAATCCCCTTCTCCGCGGTGAGCTTGTCGCCGACTTCCAGCTTGAAGGGGGTGCGCTCGTTGGTGGTCTTGCTGAGGAATGATTGCAGAACACGCAAAGCCGAATACACATTTCTGTTTGTAGGGGACGTAGTGTCATTCGTTCCGATAACATATATGCCACTTCCACCTCCACCGGTATATGTCTGTCCCTTCAAGGTAATATTCTCTATTTGCTCTTCCAGCTCCCCTATCCGAGAGTAGGACGCCGTTTCGCCTACCGTATATACCGGGCTGTCATACGGCTTATCAAGATTACATTCGTATCCAATGATTCTGGACTGACGGTTTCCGCTTTCAAAGAATGCGGAATTGACTAGATTAACCTTATCTCCTACATCAAAATGCTTTGCATAATCCGGGTTCTGATTGCCTCCCTCATCCAGCCCATACATATAGTCCGACATCATTGTGCAGGAATATGTATTGGGGTCTATCCTGGACTTGGCAACATACTCTTCAGCCTTATCCTTAAGCTCTTGTTCCGCGGCCGACACAAGCCCCAAATCCGCAATTTTGGAGCTGTCCCACCCATATAATATATAAGTATCCCCCTCTTTGGGTTTTAAGACATCATCAGGTAATTTGCGACCATAATCCTCATTAGCGACAATCTCCCAAAGCTGGGCTTTCGGATTCCATGAACCGTCCTCATTCTTTTCCAGGTCTCCCATCGGATTAAAAGTCACTCCGAAATCCATACCGTTCAAAGAGCCGGACTGGAAGATTATATGCAATTCCTCACCCTCAAGAATGTAGTCCTTTGAAAATGTTATTCCGGTATCGGTAAATTGGTAGAAAGTTTCGGTGGTTTGAGTTCCATCCTCATTATTCACTGTGTCTGTATAGGTGATGACCTTTGATATATGACCGTCAGTACGAGGATATATATCGTCAAACACAACCACCTGCTCTACAGCTTCCTCTGTGGACATATCAGGATATGCGTCTATGTATGGAGTTCCTTCGGGAAGCATGAGACGCTTTTGTACAACTCCATTAACCACGATGCTTTCATCCACTGGACGATAGTTTGACGGAATGTTACGGGTAGAGCCGAAAGCATAGATACGGGTAGCGTATGTACTCTTGCTCTCAGAGCTTGTCATCTCCACCACATTGTCCCCTATCTCAAAGTCAACCGGAGTGCCGTATTCACATCTTCCGAAGTTGATGATGTTCTCCGTCACCCAACATTCACAGTCCCATTTCTTCGCCATAGAGAAGCAGGCGTCAAGAATGTTGATGTTGTCATAAGTCATCAGTAGCGCCTTATTCTCTACAGTGCTGTCAATGGAGAAAACAAAATCCTGACCTTTATACGCATAACCAAGAGCTTTCAAATTTCTAAGGACTATACCGGCTTGAACATCAAGTGAAGCGGTGAGATTCCAGGACGCTTCCTGCCCGGCCACTTCGGGGGTATATTTAAAGATTTTGTTTTTCCATTTCCAGTAATAGGCGTCAAGCTGCAACTCGTAGTCATAGCCTGCGGTATTGGCATTGAATACTGGTTTCTGCAAATCACACACCTCGAACATGCCGAAATCGCATTCCACGTAGTCACCATATTTGAAGAATATAGGATTCTCCAAGCTGAATTTCAGAAGGATATAATCCTCCTTCATCAGAGTAAACTTACGTTTACAACCTTCATCGGGAAGGGTGGTAAGGAGAATGCTGCCGGATATGTCTTTGATGTCTATTAGTTCCATATATGGGGTATTGTATAGCTTCATACAATTGCACAGCAAATATAGCAATAAATGACATAAAAACAATCACATTTATCCTAAATTTGCACTATACTCCTATCTGCTGGATTAGGTTCTACTAATCTTAGAGAGAATTTAGCGATACCCCTCATGAATTGGGTGAATTGATTACATGACAAATATATAGTCTTATACACAACATCTGGTTGATATTTACTTTTGATATGTAATACTCCGATAGCAAGCTCTTCGCAAAAAGAATTGTATCGTAAAAAAAATTGCTCTTCGTTTTTGGCAGTGAGATTAAATGTCAATGTAATATTCCTCTCATCAATCTTAGGATTCGACTTTATGACCCGTTTACCATGCTCCAAGCGCGACTTGTTCTCGATAAACTCTTTCATTGGTGGTGGGGTCATCAGCGATGATAAGGAAGATGTATCCATGCTTATCCCCCACGTGGTATAAGCGTCCTTATTATTTATATAAAATTCTCCTGTCGCCATATTATAGTCCGTTATTAAGAATTGTAATCATTCTATCAAATTTACTCTCAAAGTCAAGTATCGGCTTCGTATACTTTACTATGTCTTCTAAATATCCGTTGGTTTTCACATGCTGTTCCAAAATACTACTTAGTGTGGCATTACTTGACGTTGAAATAGAAACTAAAGAATTCAATCCAACAACTGCATTTATCATTTGATTTTTTATCTCCTCTCCAGCTATCTGCAGAGCGGTAAACCTACCACTTAATTCTCCTGCATCTTCATGTGTCATTTCAGTGCCGAACCCTCTGGAAGTTGAAGACTGGGATGTTGATTCTTGCGAAATCTTGTCATATCCGGTGGCTGCGGCAAGCTCGTCACGGAGCTTCATCGCTTCTTCAATGTAGCCCATATACTCGTTGTTCAACGCATTTCTTTCGGATTCCGTCAAAGAACCATCCTCCATACCCTTTGCAAACTTCTCATACCACTTCTTTAGCTTGTCCTGATAAAGTGTGCCTATCTGCTCGGAGAGCATAGCTTGCATGAAGTATTCCGAAATGTCTTCGGCTGCATCTTTGGACGATGCTTTCATGTCCATAAGGGTATCTATGAAATTACTGTACACACTATCGAATGTGGTTTGTGTAAGCTGCTCGTTTATCTGATTATGGATTTCCTCAATACGTTCCTCTCCCTCGATAATCTTATCAAGATAATCTCTCACATCGCCATCTAATTTAGCCCAAAAAGTAGGCGCTTCTGACTTTAGTTTCTCCAACTGTTCAGTAGTCAGGTCAAACAATCCTGTCATGCGTCCGGTACCTATAAAATCCTTGGCGTCTTTGACAGACATATCGAGCGCACTGGCGATGTCCTGCCAGTCACTTGAAGAGGTATTCTTTGCCATGCGCTTGCCAATGGAATGAGAACCGGCAGACGCACCGGAGTTTAATCGTTCACGCCCAAGTATTCTGTACGCCTCAATGCTCTTGTTGACAAGTTCAAGAGCTTCTTTACCTACCTTGTCCGCTTCTGCTCCGTAGGATGTGTTGATGTACTCCAGCTTCTTGTCTATCAGCTCATCCCATATCTCATTGAGCCTGGTGTACTCCTCAACCATCTCGTTATAGTGGGAATAATCGGCACCGAACATCCCGTCCAATGCGGACACTACAGTGGAAATTCCAGAAACCGCACTCATGGCACCACCCACAATGTCACCGCTCATAATCTGACCGACACCGGCAGCTGTTTGTCCAAGCCCACCCAAAGCCTCTATCGCTCCGGTAATCTTTGAATCATCAATACCGAATATGTTTGCAATGTCCGTTCCGAACTCATTCAATGCAGGGGCAAAAGACGTCACAGCATTTCCTATATCGGTAATTCCTTGACCGATTTTCTTGGAATCGTTGCCACCCTTTTTTATGGCTTCTATCCCTTTCTCCAAGTCAGAGACGAAAGCCTGCCACGGTGATTTTCCTTTAAGTTCATCCTTTAACCCTTTGATTGCATCTGTTACGTCCTTTATGGAGATTTCACCCTTTTCTATCTTTTCAATGTCCTTATCAGTGAATCCGAGCGCTTTCAATTCGTCAAGTGTAACATTCGTTCCGTCACTTTCCTTTGTACCAGACATGTACTTGACAAGTGTTTCATACTTATCAATGATGGACTGAATAGCGGAAACCGATTTGTTACTCGCATCCTCGAATAAGTCTGCCATCGCCTTAGTGGACTTTCCATATTGCTCATCGAGCTGTTCTATGGCTTTGCTTTTTTCAGCTTCCTTGATGGCATATTCAGGACTGTCCTTTTGTAATTTGGCTAACTCGTCATTGTACTTCTGAATAAGATTTTTGCGTTTTTCTTGATAGTTGCCGAACTCAATGAAATACTCCTGCCATGCTTTACGTTCGGATTCCAACATCTCTTTACTGGCATCTTTAACCCCTTTTCCGTATGACTTGTAAGCGTTTTCTTCCCAAGCGGACAAATCAGATTCCTGCTCATCGGTCAGTTTTCCATTTTGGGCCTTTTCCCACTCTTTGCGCTGCTTGTCTATCGCATCGAGTTCTTTTTGATAGTCCAAGTCAATCTGGGCCAGCTTCTTTTCAGTGCCATCTTCCATGAGGTTGATTTCATCCTGCTGGTTTTTCCGGCGAATGGAAAGAAGTTGTTCGAAGAGATGTTCTTGCTGCCTTATTTTTTCTTCCAACTCTTTCTTGGCTTGATTTTCTTGTTTAATTAACGAGCTACCAGTAATACCACCTAAATCTTTGTATTTCTTTTCGGCGGTTTCCATATTATCTTTAGCTTCCTTCACCTGCTTTGAAGTAGACTTTTGGTCTTTGATTATCGCTTCATATCCTTTCTTGGCTCTTTCCCAATCGGCTTTTGCTTTTACAAGGTCCTGCTGGTAAGTAGTTTCAACACCCTTTTCAGCGGATTTGTTTTGGGAAGGAGAATTGTTATCTCCAACACCAAATCGTTCACGAGCTTTCTTGTCCCATTCATCAGTTGCTTTTTGTGCTTTTAAGATATTGTATATATATCTTTCTACTGACCTATTAGTTATATCAAAAAGTCCACCTTCTTTACCCGCAACTTTATCAAGAGCTTTAGATGTATCTATGTCAAGACCCGACAAATTTAAAGTACCGTCTATAGTATCAATACTCCCGTTTATAATGCCCTCACGTATTTTTGAATATATTCTCGAACCGGCTTCATTACCAAGTTTATCATATAATCGCTCTTGAATTTTCTCAAAGTTTTCAGACATTATGTTTGATAACTCTTCTTGCTGTCGCGAAGCAAACTTCTCATATTGGCGTGCGCCAAACGATTTATTTATCGCTTCCGTCAATTTATTGTAGGCCTCTTCAGTAAGGCCAACTTTTGCAACCTCTTCATCTAGACCGTCATAGTATTTACCGAACTGCTTTACTATTTTGTCTTTTATTTCATTATATCTTACCGTACCTTCGGTCAATGAAGACAGTTCTCCTTTAAGTCTTGCAAGAGTACGTCGTTCCGATAAAGCTAATGCATCAGATGCAGCTATAGCTTCATTTAAATTCTTTTGCGCTTTCTCTGATTCTGTCTGATAGGTGACTAATTTATAAATTCCTAATCCCAAAGCAGCTATAGATGCCGCAGCTACCACATAAGGATTAGCGAGCATTGTTTTGTTCAATGCTTCTTGTGCTGTCTGTAGCAATTTGGCACGCGTTGCCGCTAATGATTGTGCATTTGACAATGTTATACCTGATGCAGCTGCCAATCTTTGATTCAATGCAGATTGAACTAATACTGCAGAATATGCTTTCTGTAAAGCTGTTATAGCAATCAGTGCAGCCCTATATGCGCCATACGTACCTACAATTTCAAGCAATAAACGACCAACCTTCTCATAATTTTCAACCAAATAAGAAACGCCGGACAAAGCATCGTTTATAATGCCCTCATTGGCTTTCCCTATTTCATTGAACATTGTGGAGATAGAATCCTCTATGTTGCTTATCTGACCCGTAATTGTCTTGGATTGCTCCTGCATCAGATTGAAGAACATTCCTCCTTCATCGGTAAGAGACATGATAACTTTTTGTACCTCCGGGAATCCAACCTTGCCAGCTTCAACAAGCCCTTTTACTTCATTCTCCGCTACGCCAAACTGTTTTGCCAGCTCGCGTATCATAGGAATACCACGCCCAGTAAACTGATTTAGGTCTTGTGTATATAAACGACCTTGCGTCATAGTTGTGCCATACAGATACACAATATCTCCAAGAGGCATAGAAAGACCTGCCGCGATGTTACCAAGACGTATCAAATCATCGTTTACTTTCTCCACATCCTCACCGTATGCAAGTAACTGCTTTGCTCCATTGGCTACACCTTGAA